TTAGTAGTACATGACGGAGCTTCTGCTGGCGGTACTCCTTTGATGAGAGAAAATGGTGGTGGAGTAAATGCAACTATTAATGGTGTCAGCGTAGGTAAAGGTGCAAACTCTGTTGCTGGTAACACTGTTCTTGGACAAGCAGCTTTAGATGCCTCTGTTTCTGGTGGAGATAATACAGCAGTTGGCAAAAATGCTTTAACTGCAAACACAAGTGGAATTAGAAACGTAGCACTTGGATCTGGTGCATTAGCAGCTAATACTACAGGAGGTAAAAATATAGCTATTGGTTATAACTCTTTAGATGCTGCAACAACGGCAGAGGGAAATACAGCAGTTGGATATAATTCTTTATCAGCCAACACCAGTGGAGCTTCTAATGTCGGGGTTGGATTGGATGCTTTAATTGTCAATGAAACAGGGTCTGGCAACACTGCTGTAGGTGCTAATGCCTTAGATGCAAACACCACTGCAAGTAACAATACTGCCGTGGGGAAGGCTGCATTAGGAGCAAACACAACTGGAACACAAAACGTGGCTCTGGGTGCTAATGCTTTATTAGCAAACTCAACTGGATCAAATAACGTAGCTATCGGACCTTTTGCGTTAGACGCTAATACTACCGCTAGTGATAATACTGCCGTTGGAAATTCTTCTTTAACTCAAAACTCAACTGGATCTGAAAATACTGCTATTGGTAAGCAATCTTTGCGTTTTAATCAAACTGGATCAAATAACACTGCTATAGGTAAAGGTGCTTTAGAAACGCCAACAGGAGCATCTAATAACACTGCTGTTGGACATAGTGCTCTAAATGCAAACACAACTGGAGCAGGGGGTGTAGCTGTAGGTCAATTAGCATTAAATTCAAACACAACTGGAAGTAACAATATAGGAATTGGTCTTGAGGCTTTAAAACTTAACACTTCAGGAGATCATAATGTAGCAGTTGGTATGCGAGCATTAGAAGTAAACACAACTGGAATTAACAACGTAGCAATAGGTTCATTTGCTCTAGAAGAGCTCACAACAGCAAGTAGTAATGTAGCTGTTGGTTATAAATCATTAGAACTAAACACAACTGGAACTGAAAACGTAGCTTTAGGTGCAAATGCTTTAGATGCCAATACTACTGCCAATCAAAATACTGCTGTTGGTTTTGAAGCTTTAACTACAAATACAACTGGGGCAGGTAATACAGCTTTAGGTAATGGTGCTTTACAGTTGAACACTACTGCAAGTAACAATGTTGGTATAGGTAAACAAGCTTTATTTGCAAACACAACTGGAACTCAGAACGTAGCTGTAGGAGCAAATGCGTTAGATGCCAATACTACAGGTGATGAAAATACTGCAATAGGAAAAAGTGCATTAGGAGCTAACACAACTGGACAATTAAACACTGCTGTTGGTAAATCTGCTTTATTTCTTAATACTACAGGACTTCATAATACTGCCGTTGGAAGGGAAGCTTTGTACCAAAACACAACTGGAGCTGAAAACGTAGCTATTGGAACTGCGGCTTTAGACGCTAATACTACTGGTGTTAGAAATACTGCTGTGGGTCGTGAGGCTTTAACAACTTGTACTACAGGAGGTCATAACACTGGTATAGGAAGAGAAGCAGGGCGAGACATGACAACTGGAGATTTTAATACTTTCTTAGGTAGATCTGCTGGAGAACAGATGACTACTGGTGATAATAATTGTTTTATTGGTAATGATGCTGGTAGATCTGGTAGTCCTGGCGGAGTAGTGACAACTCAAAGTGATCAAGTTTGTTTAGGTAATAATGATATCACTGACTTCTTTTGTAAAGTCTCATTAACTGCTACTTCTGACGCTAGAGATAAAGCAGACATTACTGATTTCACTTATGGTTTATCTTGGATTAATAAACTACGTCCAGTTACTTATAGATGGGATGAAAGAATAAATTATAGTGATGATCAAAGTGTGGTACCTGATGGAACTCATAAAAAAGACAGATTAAATATTGGATTATTAGCGCAAGAAGAACTAGAAGTAGAAAAAGATCATGGATATGGTAATGATGAGAATGATACGTTGATCACACGTCTAAGTTCAGATGGTAAACAATACTCTATGGCATATGACCGATTAGTTCCTATTCTTATCAATGCAATAAAAGAGTTATCCGTAAAAGTCACAGCCCTCGAAGCAGGGTAAACTGTAAACAAATCTATTTTTAATATGGAAGAAAGAACCGCAGATGAAATCGCAGCAATCTTCTCTGCTGCTGGTGATAGCGTAACTGTCATCAACACCG